GATTGCGCAATTCTACTATGAGAATTCTTCAGTACATTTCCTCGATCTCTTGACGAACAAGATAGAGACGAGTTCGGGCCTGCTGAGTAACATCAGTCGATTGGACAGGCTCAGGCTTTCTTTAGTGAGGAGAACAATCCACAATTTGAGAATAGCTTCGGCACCTCGGAATGAAAAATACGGTCAAATTCTACCAAACACTGATATCATTGACTATCTCATGAGGAGACGGGCAAGAGATTTCCCGACAATATCATTCATCCAAGCAGAAGAGATTCTATATGACAACAAGCTCCGTCAGACTGATGACAGAATGGCAATGGTAACTGTCAGAAAGCGTTCGCCAACCTATTTCAAAGATGGACTCCAGGTTTACAATGACCCAAGGATAGGAGACGAGGTCCTCTATAAGGGAGAATTCTTGGACAAAGAGAGGATGGTCGGAAACAAAGAAGAACTCTTAGCTGCAAAAGTCGTATCTGTGACAAAATGGCTCCTGACGAAGACGAACAATCTCGGATCTTCCGTAGATGTTATGAGCAAGTATGACTGTGTGAAAGCATGTAACATCACTTTGATGACATTAACAGGCCACAAGTTCGCAGACTTAATGCCTTTCTGCCCTGATGAGACAGGAGGTGAGATTCTCCACCGTATACCAAATATGAGATTCAGTTCAAAGACGTACATCAGATCGGAAATGTCCAGAGCTCTAGAATTCGTCGCAGAGTTGTCACAAACTTTTATCAACAATAACAATCTCCTTGACAGCAACATCAACTTTGACTACATACGAATGAGACTGATGTGTGCCATGATCGTGAGAAGCAAGTTTCCAAATTCTAGCAGTATAATTTCGAGATATGAGCTAACAAATTTCGTAGGAATTTGTGATGTCCAATTCGTTTCTCCACAGATGCTTGAGTATGAGTCGGAATTGACTGTCAAACCTTATGCCGAGTTCAGAGGCCACAAGTTCTCTGACTTGAGGTTCAGATTCCTAGCATCCTCTTACTTGTCTATAGAGAATCTGGACGATCTTGCACTCTTTCCTCAGACAGAAGACTCGGATTCGATGAGCAGGTTCGGGTACTCTATCAAGAAGGAGTTAGTCTACAAGTATGCCCGATCTCTGGATAAAGAGTACATGACTGCATCTACCATCTATCCGAGAAAAGAGCTATGGTCGCCAATTTATCAGAAGTTGGCCTCTTTGGACAAGGATTTTGCCAAGTTAACAGATGATGAAAAATTCAAAGAGTCAATCTCATACCTGGAGGCAGAGTTACTTGACAGGAATGAGGTTAAGCTTCTCAGGGCGAATGACAAAGCGGAGCATTTGCTGCAAGTGGATTGTTACCAAACTGTGCTCGAGGACAGGCCTGATGATCAAGTATTCCAAAATCTCATCGACACTTACATGGTCTCACAGAGGAGAGATGTCTCTCATATACCCGTTCCTGTTAGATTGGAGAAGTACAATATGGTATTGGCTAGTCACGACTCTTACAGGTCCACCCTCTGCAAACTCCTTCTATCAGAATTGATCATTACGTTGCATTTCCATTCGCAACTTGAAAATGGTGTGCTCACATTTGCAGTCATACCGAGTCTGAAACAGCTGGAATCATCTGGCGTTGCCACGACTTATCTTCAGTCGATCAATCCTGAATTGTATGCTCAGACACAAATATTGGGATTGCAATACCTGACACAATATCTGAGGACTGAACGCGGAGAATTAGTAGAGTACTTGTATGAGATATCCGGGAAAACGGCCATTACAGATGCATCTGTCCCTGACATATCTCTTTCCGTCGCTCCAATGACAACTCTAGGAAAAGACATTCGTATTCCTGACGCAGCTGAATCAGTCGTATACATACATGAAGAGATAGGAGATAAGGCAATGGAGAGCATTGGAGATATCATTCCCATATGTCATTATGCTGACAAATGTTGCGCATATGGAGCAGACCC